CTGAAAATGTGGAGTAGTTTAATCAAATGACAACATTCATAATTACATTGAGTCTGTTGTCGCTGAGTGCCCCGATGTGGCTAGTATTAACTGTGGCTATAGCGGGGACTGCATTTGAAATAACAAACCCATACGAAAATATATTGAAAAAAAACTTTACAAAGAAGTAAACTTGTGGTATAATCACACCTTAATTTTCAACCAACAAAAGGAAATAGTAACATGGCAATAGTATCAGGAACAGCCTACTGGGCAAGTGTAACAACACCGAACACTACTTATGAACCAGTGTACACAGTAAACCTAGTAGTCGATGATGACACAGCAGAGTCTTTTAAATCTAAAGGCTTCACTGTAAAAGACATGGACGAGGGACAAGCGTTAGTAATCAAGCGTAAAGTTAATGGCCCTAACGGGATGGTACGTCAACCACCTAAGCTAGTAGACTCTGCAAAGAACCCACTAGATGAGCGTGTAGGTAATGGCTCTAAGGTAAAGGTGCAGTACAAAGAGTTGGAATCTGTATGGAAAGGTAAGACTTTCAAAGGTCTTGACTTCCAAGCTATGCAGGTTCTAGATTTAGTAACAGTCGGAGACGTTGATGGTGGCGAGTTCGACATTGAAGATGAAATGGGAGATGAGTTATAATGGATACATATAAGAAAGGCGATGTTTCTTATGAGGTTGCAAAGCTCGATGAAGAGGCGCAAGGTTTGTTTGCGCTTCTAGGTCAAGCAATGGTAAACGTCAGACAGTACAACGATAAGATTCAGTTGGTACAAGCAGGAGCTACATATATACAAGGACTGTTTGAAGATAAGCTTACGGATGAAGCTATCATAGACGAGGACACGGAAGTTGAAACCGAAGATTAATCACGAGGTATCAACATGGCTTTTGTCAAATACAATCTCCCCTGCCACAGTTGTGGGGGAAGTGACCCAGTAAGCCAGAATGCTGATGGGTCTGCGTATTGCTTCAGTTGCAATACTTATTTTAAAGACTACGGCACATCGGAAGTGCAACAAGATAACGTAACGGACTTTGAAAGTTATCAACCAAGACAGGATGGTGCTAGTTTCAATGCCCTTACTGACCGTGATATTAGTATAGAGACAGCCAAAAAGTATGGCGTTAAATCTACTACCACAGTCGGTGGGCAAGTGACTAGCCACCACTATCCTTTCTACAACAACGGAGAGCAAGTTGCTACCAAGATTCGCAAACAGAACAAACAGTTTGCATGGCAAGGAGACTCCAAAGAAACAGGGTTGTTCGGAGAACAGCTTTTCAAATCAGGCGGTAAGTTTATTACAATCGTAGAGGGAGAGTGTGACGCTATGGCGGCATACGAACTACTCGGAAGTAAGTGGCCTGTAGTATCTATAAAGTCGGGAGCACAAGGAGGTGCTCGTGATGTTAAGAATAGCTTAGAGTTTCTAGAATCTTTTGAGACTGTAGTTATTTGTTTCGACTCAGACGATGTTGGTAAGCAGGGAGCTAAGGCTATTGCCAAGCTACTCAAGCCAAACAAAGCTAAGTTGATGACATTGCCAGAGGGTTTCAAAGACCCTAACGATATGCTCAAGTCTCGGAAGCACACAGCTTTTGTCAGTGCTTTCTGGGATGCTAAGACATATACTCCATCTGGCATTCTTAATCTATCCACTCAGCTTGAGGCTTATCGCAAGCTTCAGACTGAGAAGAAAGACTCTATCCCCTACCCTTGGCATGGACTCAACGCCAAGCTAGAGGGCATGAGGTCAGGAGAACTAGTAACTCTTACTGGTGGTACTGGTCTAGGTAAGTCTAGTGTGACTCGTGAAATTGAGCACTGGCTTATCAATCACACCAAAGACAACGTAGGTATCGTAGCCCTTGAAGAGAACTGGGCTAGGACTGCCGAGGGTATTATGTCTATCGAAGCTAATGCAAAGCTTCACCTCAACAGTGTCAAAGAAGAAGTAGGCGAAGACAAACTGCTCGATGTTTACCGCAATGTATTTATGGGTGAGAACGAGGGTCGTGTTTGGATTCATGCCCACCTTGGTGTCAATCACTTAGATGATATATTCAGTAAGCTCCGCTACCTAATCGTGGGTTTAGATTGTAAGTGGGTAGTTGTTGACCACCTCCACATGCTTGTACTGCAAGCACTAGATGGTGACGAACGTAAAGCTATTGACAGTATCATGCACCGACTTCGCTCTCTTGTAGAAGAGACAGGTGTAGGTATGATACTAGTGTCTCACCTCCGTAGGGTTGATGGCAACCGAGGACATGAGAATGGAATAGAAACAGGGCTATCACACTTACGTGGCAGTCAGTCCATTGCTCAGCTTAGCGATGCCGTTATATCTCTTGAGCGTAATCAACAGTCGGATGATGATATAGAAGCTTCAACGACCAAGGTGCGAGTGCTCAAGTCCAGATATACTGGTGACGTTGGAGTAGCCTGCAGCTTAATGTATGATGGAGACACAGGTAGATTATGTGAGATACCTAGCGAGGATGACTACAGTGCATTTGATGGAGATGAGTTATGAACATAGTATTTGATATTGAGGCAGATGGTCTCAACCCCAGTAAGATATTCTGTATTGTAGCACAGGACGTAGACACTGAAGAGGTGTTTACGTTCGACAATACACAGCTCGAAGCAGGTTATGG